ACCCAGACTATGGGATATCTTCCCCGCTTTTTCGATGTAAAAACTCGTTATGACGAAGTTCTTGGTGCTTTCCGTTCGACTCTTAAAAATTGGGTCGCTCCGTTGAACCCTGCTGATTTGTCTCAATGGTTACAGACTTCTGTAACTTCTTCTGGAAAATTGGCTTTGAACCTTAACTATGGCTTCTTTAAGGTAAATCCCCGTGTTTTGGATAGTATTTTTAATGTTAAGTGTGATGATACAATCGATACCGATCAGTTCTTAACCGCTTTGTATATGGATATTAAGGCTGTCCGTAACTTCGATTACGATGGAATGCCTTATTAATTTTTGTCACTATGGAAAAAGAAGAAAAAAAAGATAAGACAATTGAAACTCCTGCATTGGATGCTGTCAGAGTTTTAAAATCCGCGATTTACTGTCAGGTTGGTCCTGTCGAAAGACTTCGCTATATAAAAGATGACGATGGAGTAATTCATTACGTTTCAGATGTTAATCTTCTTATGAATGCTGAACGTCTTCGCAATCAGATTGGAGAGGAGTCGTATCTAAGCCTTATTCGTGGAATACAGCCTAAAAAATCTCCGTATGATGGTAATTACACGGACGAGCAGTTATTTACAGCAATTAAGTCTCGGTTTATACAAACTCCTTCCGAAGTTCTTGCTTGGATTGAGTCTCTTGGATCGGCAGGAGATTCTATCCGCTCTGAACTTGATGCTCTTGCAGAATCAATGAAATCTACCCAGCAGTCTGAGGCGACTGATGGTTCTGAACAAACTCCTGAGTAATGCCAATTGATCCCGGAACGGCCACCCTTGCTACCGGTGGCCTTTCTGCTCTGACTGGTTTTCTCGGTTCCGGAATGTCCAATAAGTCTGTAAAGCGTTCCATTAAAGCCGCTAAAGAGATCAATCAAATCAATAATGAATTTAATGCTTCGGAAGCGTTAAAAAATCGTGATTTTCAGACCTCTGAACGCGAAGCCTCGCAACAATGGAATTTGGACCAATGGAATCGTGAAAATGCATATAATGATCCGTCTGCACAACGTGCCCGTATGGAAGCTGCTGGTTTTAATCCTTATAATATGAATATCGATGCTGGTTCCGCTTCTACATCCGGCGCCCAGTCGTCTCCTGGTTCTGGTTCTCAGGCTACCGCCTCTCATACGCCTAGTCTTCCGGCTTATACTGGATATGCTGCTGATTTTCAGAATGTAGCTTCTGGTATAGCACAGATAGGTAATGCTGTTTCTTCTGGTATCGATGCCAGATTGACAAGTGCTTATGGAGATGATTTGATGAAAGCTGACATTATGTCGAAAATTGGAGGTAATTCTGAATGGCTTACCGATGTATATAAGTTAGGTCGTCAGAACGAAGCACCCAACTTGCTTGGAATCGATTTGCGTAAAAAGCGTTTGGAAAATCTCTCAACTGAGACGAATATTAAAGTAGCTCTTGCTCAAGGTGCTCTTCTTGGACTTCAAGCTGGAGGTCAGAGAATAGTTAATAAATTTATGCCCGCTCAACAGCAGGCTGAATTTTTCCTGAAAACCGCTAATGCCTTTGCTCAGTATAAGGCTGGTAAGCTTTCAGAAGCTCAGGTAAAGACCCAGATTAAACAGCAGGCTCTCCTTGAGGCTCAGGCTGCTGGTCAGAAGCTTAATAACAGACTGGCTGAAAGATTGGCTGATTATCAATTTAAAGCTATGGCTGCTGAGTATCGTGCTAATGCTGCCTATTATAACGGCTTTTACAATGACGCTTGGCAGGCTGGTATGTCTAAAGCTACTCAGGCTCGATATGAATCCAATGCTGCCCGTATTGCGGCAGACATGTCCGAAATCTTTAAAGGTCGTGAAAAATCGTCTTGGAAGAACAATCCTATATATTACAACATAGGAGAACTTCTTAAAGGTATCCTTGGAAGTGTAGGTAGCGTTGCTGGTCCGCTTTATTTAGGCAGTAAAGTATCATCATTAAAAAAAGCCGGCAAAGCTGCCGGTGGCTCGAGTTTATCCACTCCTGATCCGTATTATTAATCATTGATTTCCCTTCCGGTTTGTGCTGGAAGGGATTTTTGTGCTCTGACTCGATTGACATTTTTAAATGTTATTTAACATTATATTCTTTGGAATTGCATAATAAAATGCTATCTTTGTAATGTAATCAAAAAGACAAAGAATATGAAAACAAACAAGTTATTTCGAGTTGATTTTGCAAAGGTCGAGACTATTTATTCGGTGTTTAAGAACTGTAATGTTTTTACGTTGCTGTTAGGTGATGATTTGATCCCTGTTTATGATTTTAGTGGTAACAATCCTCGTTCGTCCTTAAATAGTCTTCGCAAGTATTATCCTGATAGTAAGGTTACTTTTTATTGTAAATCTTCCTTCCCCTATCAATCCGTACCTCTTCCTTACCATCTGGTTTATGATAATTGTATCTTGTTCTTTTAGGGCTGTTTTTACAGCCCTTTGACACTGTCCGAAGGACACCATTAACCGAGTGAGAGAGCGAACGAAGTGAGTCTCGGAATCCGGTAAACATCCTAGCGCCCTCGAGTATATCTCCTTACTCTTGCGGCACACTTTCTTTGCATTATGTTAACCACGGTCCACGCCGTCAACGAAGTTGACCCGTAAACATCCTTACGTCGTGTTCAGTCAGTTTATGAAATCCACACTTTTGCCCGTATGGGAATCAGGTTTCTCCATTCCCTGATTCAACTCCTTTATCCCAGATATGCAAAAGTGACACCGCTGATCACCGGATTTTAATGGATTCGAAGAATCCAATGCGCGTAGGAGTGCTCGAGCTAGGCGAGCAAATAAAACAAAAGTTTTCCCGGGAGGACACGAAGTGTCCGACTCGCGAGCCGGTATCGCGAGAGCACAGCGAAGGAAAAAAAAAAAATTGTGAAGAAAAATATGAAAAGATTTTGATGTTTCAGAAAAATTTTTGAATATTTGCCTATCACAATTTTAAAACAAACAGATATGTTATTTAAAGTATTAAAACACCCGAAGGTACAGGATCCTCAACGACCGATGGAACCTGAAATTTATGTAGTAGAGGAAGCAGAGTTGTTACATTTCTTGCACGAAAATGCAAAACCCGGTAGTAATTCCGTTTTGGTTTTTGATGTTTTCCCGGAAGAAAATCTTTATTTGTTAAGTAACGATAAGGATTAAATTTTACAGGACATGAACCAACAGGAATTTATACAAAAGGTCTTTTCAATGTGTCAGCATCAGGTACAGACTAAAAATCCGTATACTGGTGAATTGATTATGGTTCCTTGCGGAACATGTCCTGCTTGTCGTTTTAATAAGTCGATTCTTTCTCAGAATAAAGTTCATGCGCAATCTTTGGTTTCTCGTCACGTATATTTTGTCACTCTTACTTATGCCCAGAGGTATATTCCGTACTATGAATACGAAATCGAAGCTTTGGATGCTGATTTTCTTGCGATTACTGCTCATTGTCGTGATCGTAATCCTATGTATCGTACTTATACGTATCGTGGTACCAAGCATAAGTTAAGAATTCGCGGTCTTGCATCACCTAATGTGAAATCGTTTTCCTTTTCAGTAAACCGCGATTATTGGACTTCTTATGTACAGAAGGCTAATCTTTCGTTCAATGGTAAATACCCCGCATTTTCAGGTCGTATTCCTTATCTTTTACACGATGACGTGTCCCTTTATATGAAGCGCGTGAGAAAATATATATCTAAATTAGGAATAAATGATACAGTACACACATATATTGTGGGCGAGTACGGACCCGTCACTTTCCGCCCGCATTTCCATCTCCTACTATTCTTTGACTCTGATGAACTCGCCCAGAATATTGTCAGAATTGCGAGTTCATGTTGGAGATTTGGACGTGTCGATTGCTCTGCCTCGAGAGGCGACGCTGAAGACTACGTTAGCTCGTATCTTAATAGCTTTAGTTCTATTCCCTTACATATCCAAGAAATTCGTGCTATTAGGCCTTTCGCAAGATTTTCAAATAAGTTCGGATACTCTTTTTTCGAGTCTTCGATTAAGAAAGCTCAAGCGGGTGACTTCGATGAAATCCTTAATGGAAAGAGCCTGCCATACAATGGCTTTAATACAACTATATTCCCATGGCGCACGATTATCGATACCTGCTTTTACAGACCCGCTTTACGTAGACATAGCGATATTCATGAACTTACAGAGATATTACGATATGTTAGAAACCTTAAACAAAGACCCGCATTCCAGAAGGCAACTTTGTTCCAGGTCCCCGGAATCATGTATGCATACCTCCAGCATTTAATACCTTCTGATGCGGCTAAGTTTATAGAATCTGATTATCCTCTGCATCGTATTCTCTCTTTTCTTAAGCTCGATTATACGAAAATAATTCAGGGAGAACCTTCTGAGGTGCGGAGCTTTCATTCTCGGTTGTATATGTTTCTTCGACAGTCTGAACTGTTTCTTAATGGAATTGGTTATACATTGTTGTCAACACGAGTAGACTATTGGTTAATTAAAAAATCACTCGAAAATTCAATTAATTTTTACAATGAAAGAGAACGAAAAAGTCTCCAAGATTTATTCCATGATTCTGAAGCTTTTGAGAGCGATTGGTCGGATATTTTTTGGGATCGGAGACAAGAAAAAATTAAACGATTCGTAGATTCGGATTACGGAAATCTTTGTCGCGATAAGCTTTACAACGAGATTCGTAAACGTATAAAACACAGAGAAATTAATGATACTGTAGGTATATTCACTAAACAATCTTATAGAAATCATGGCGAAATATAAAGTATATATTTATCAACACAATGCTGATACCTTTATCGAGGATCAGTATTTTTTAGTAACTACAACCTTTGTTAGTGCACGTAATGTGGTCGATCTGACTAAAAAAATGAATATATTAAACAAAGTTTTTGATTATGCTTATGATCCTTTGTATTATACTGATTGTTATCTCGGGGACATCTTCCGAATGAATAGTTTACCATGCAGCGATAAACCAAAACAAACTAAAATTCCATTCTAATGAGCTTATTTAACATGTCAGCCGTGAAAAATCATCCCAGACGTTCCGGTTTTGACTTATCTAATAGGGTATGTTTCACCAGTAAAGCTGGTGAGCTACTCCCTGTATTCTGGGATATCGTTTACCCCGGTGATTCTTTTAAAATTAAGACCCAGCTTTTTACTCGTACTCAGCCATTGAATACGGCTGCTTATACCCGTATTCGTGAGTACTTGGATTTCTATTTTGTACCTCTTCGTCTGATTAACAAGAATTTACCTACCGCCTTGATGCAGATGCAGGATAATCCTGTTCAGGCTACCGGACTATCTTCAAATAAAATTGTGACTACAGATATTCCTTGGACTTCTCTTTATGGTACTGGTTTCTCGAGCTTAGGTAACATTAATGTTCTTTATCAAACTTCCTCCAAGAATTTTTCTAATTTGCTTGGATTTAATTCATTAACTCAGTCGGCGAAATTATTAATGTATCTTCGATATGGTAATTTTCTTCCGTCTTCTGCTGATGTAAGTAAATCAACTAGTTTAGGCCTTTCGTCTTCTCTTGATCTTCGTAATTCGGAAACACAGTCTACTGGTTATACTTCGGTGCACATCCTTCCTCTTGCTGCTTATCAAAAAGTTTACGCTGATTTTTTCCGTTTTACTCAATGGGAAAAGAATCAGCCGTATACTTATAATTTTGATTGGTATTCCGGAGGAAATGTTCTTGCATCTTTAACTTCTCAAACTCTTGCAGAGAAGTATTATTCTGATGATAACCTTTTCACTCTTCGCTACGCTAACTGGCCGAAGGATATGTTTATGGGAGTAATGCCTGATTCTCAACTTGGTGATGTAAGTATTGTGGATACCTCTGGATCTGAAGGATCCTTCCCTGTTGGATTATATAATTTGACTGATGGTAAAGTTCGTGCTGGGTTGACTGCTGTTTCTAGTTCTGCTCCTTCTGCTGATTCTCCTTTGGAAATGCGTACTACAAGTATTCTTTCTCCCTCTACTAAATATGGTGTTTATGCACAACAGGTTGCTGGATTAAGCTCTTCTTTCTCTATACTTCAGCTTCGTATGGCAGAGGCTGTACAAAAATACCGTGAAGTATCTCAGTTTGCTGATCAGGATGCCCGTGGTCAGATTATGGCGCATTTTGGTGTATCTTTAAGCCCTGTTCTTTCAGATAAGTGTATGTATCTTGGAGGCTCTAGTTCTAATATCGATCTTTCGGAAGTAGTTAATACTAATATTACCGGAGATAATGTCGCTGAAATTGCTGGTAAAGGTGTTGGTACTGGTCAGGGTAATTTTTCCGGTGAGTTCGATGAGTATGGTATTATTATTGGTATTTATCATAATGTACCTCTTTTGGACTATGTAATTACCGGACAACCTCAGAACCTTCTTTATACAAATACTGCGGACCTTCCATTTCCGGAGTTCGATAGTATTGGTATGCAAACTATTCAGTTTGGTCGTTTTGTAAATAGTAAACAAATTGGTTGGACTTCTGGTGTAGATTATCGTACCCAGACTATGGGATATCTTCCCCGCTTTTTCGATGTAAAAACTCGTTATGACGAAGTTCTTGGTGCTTTCCGTTCTCCAAA